AGAGGAGCTCTCCTAATTCGTTCAACGCTTTATTTTTTAAATTGAAGTAACTGCTTTTTTCGTAATATATCATCGCTTGCACTTTCTTAGGAAATGCCCCATTAATGTACTCTTGCGCTAATATAATACGCCCTGGTATGCATTCTATCTTTTCAATTAAAGCCCTTGCTTCTTCCCTTTTAGCAATAAGCTTTGCTATCTCCCGTTTCTTGGCATCTACCGTATCAACAAGTCTAGCCACATCCCCTTCAAGCCCTACTGGCGTACCTCCTCCGGATACTCGGTCTTTGGAATAATCAATCGCCGATAAGGTGATGATATCATACTGCAGTTTACGAATATCCTGTCGTAGGGATTGAATACGTATAGCAATCATCTTGATATCTTGTAAATACGCTGTCGCCTTTTCTTTATAGTCACTCATGAGGCATTACCTCTTTGATATACCGGTCCAAATACCACCGCGCTTTTTTTTAGGTCTTCAAGTTTATCTCCCTTATGCCCTGCTCGTGCGATGTACTTGATAACATTACCTAGATGATAAGGAAGCTGTTGATCCTCGATAAAATCGATAACCTCAATATTACCGCGTGTATAGTGTGAAGGATGATTGATGACATCTTCATTCTTAGGCGTCACCTTAACTTCCGGCTCCTCGATAGCTTTCACTATCTTTTCTGCAATAGTTTGCACTGTCTCTTCCTTCTTCTTAGGTACTTTCGAATACTTAGGTAGACAATCCGGACAATATTTAGTCCAACGGCCTTGCGCCTTTTCCTTTTTGTGAACGAATGTTACCCCGCATCCTTCACAGGTTAACTCTTTACTAACACCTCCTCCAGGCGGTGTCATTACTATTTCACATTCAGGACAATAATCCTCGTGTGTTCTTACTGTAAATGTGTCTCCGCATCGTCTGCATTTCTTTTGCATAGCTCTACTCCTTATACAATTCTTTACGATATTTAATAGCTTCTAAGAGGGCGTCCTGCCCTGCTTCTTTGCGTTCTAATGCTTTCATAACCTGCTCGTCCATCGTCCCTTTGGTAACTAGATGATGGATAATCACAGGTTGTGTTTGTCCCTGTCTATGAAGACGTGCATTCGCTTGTTGGTATTGTTCAAGGCTCCATGTTAACCCATACCATACGATAATATTGCCACCAGCTTGTAGGTTTAGACCGTACCCTGCTGATGCGGGATGCGCCAATAACATTTGAATATTACCTTTATTCCAGTTGTCCACGTCCTCATCGGTCTTTAACTCAACGGCTTTAGGGAACGCGTCCTTAATCGCTTGAAGATCGTGTTTGAAGTTGTAGAACACTAATATAGGTTTCCCTTCATTCGTTTCTACTAATTCCTTTAACCGCTCTACTTTCTCGTTATGTACAACTACGATATTGCCCTCGTCATTATAGATGGACCCGTTGGCCAGTTGTAATAACTTGCCGGCTAGGGATGCTGCATTTAAGGCGCTTATGTCGTCATCATCTACGATACTTAGCACATGCTCACGTTCCATTTCTTTGTACAGCGCCCATTCTTTAGGACTCATTTCTACAGTAATTACGTTTTCAATGCGCTCTGGTAGATTGAGATAGTCCTTAGCTTTTAAGCTCATACAAATGTCTTGGATTTTACCAAATATCGCCTTATCGCTACCTGGTAGTAATCGGTAGCTATACACCACATGGCCGTTTGTTTTGTCTGGTGTAAAGTAACGGCATCGGAACTCGGTAAGAGTTTTACCTAATCGGTCCCCGCCATCTAGTAAATACATCTGTGCCCAAATATCCATCAAGGTATTTGGCGCCGGCGTACCGGTTAAAATCACGATGCGTTTAAAGAGAGGTCTCATTTTACGCATAGCCTTAAACCGCTTAGCCTGTGGATTCTTAAAAGAAGAACTTTCATCGATCACCAACATGTCAAAAGGGAACTTCTTTTTTTGTTTTCCAAAATAGTAATCATATAACCATTGCACGTTTTCACGATTTATCACATAAATGTCGGACTCACTATTAAGTGCATGTATGCGTTCTTTCTCAGAGCCCAATACTTTGGCCACTGTCAGACATCTTGTAGCACTCCACTTTTGTGTTTCTTGCGCCCAGGTAGATTCTGCTACTTTTTTAGGTGCGATGAGTAACACTTTTTTAATAGTGAAGCTATCATATATGAGTTTCTCTATTGCGATTAAAGTTGAGATTGTCTTCCCTAAGCCCATATCAAGTAACAGCCCGTAGTGCGAATGGTCAATTATCCGCTGAATAGCAATCTCTTGGTACTCGTGTGGATGAAAGTCCATGAATTACCCTTTCTATATCGTCTAAAAATAACTTAGCGTCTAGCTTACCGGTTAGGACAAATACTATGGCACCTTGCTTTCGTAATCGTGAAATCTGAACTCGTTGATTAGCCATTAACTTTCCTTGTGTGGACTTCAACTCGATAAAGATAACACTGCCTCCGGGGAGTATTACGATCCGATCAGGTACACCGTCATTTCCAGGTGACACGAATTTCATATATATGCATCCCAGTTTTTTGAGTTGATTTCCTAACCAACGTTCGATATCTTTTTCTATCGTTCTCACCTCGTTCTCAATAAATAATCGGCAACAGGCCTCAGCCTATATAAAATCTGGCTTCATCGGGGTTGTGTTGCCGATGTTTTGTTTTTTTTGCTCATATATATATATACGCGTATTTGCGTTTTTTACGTGTATACGTATACAAGCACTTATTCATATATTTATTATTTTTAATTAATAGTAAATAATAGAAAACATCGGCAACAAATTGTATTTAAGATAGATAACAACTACATCAAACGTGTTGCCGATTTTGTTGCCACACGTGTTGCCGTTGCCGATTTTTTAGCTTATATCAAAATTCATCGATGTATAGGCGTGTATAAAAATTATTTCGACAAACATCAATATATGAAAATTAGCTAATCGGCAACAAAAATCGGCAACACGATTATTTACGATTTTTAGATATCGTTTTAGCCTTATTTTGGAGAGTGCTCGCGTCCCTAATAAACGCTCTTTGAACGCCATATAATTTACCGAAGCGCATCTTCCCGACGCTCTTTGAATAAGGACTCCACCCTTTAATAGACTGCAAAATGTCAATGATTTCTCTTGCTTTTGCGTTCTGTAGGTTCTTCCTGTCGCCCTCCATCACTTCACACCATATCTCAAGGGCACAAACCCGCTCCCGCTGCACTGAACCACAATAGTCGTCATCGCCATAATTCCGGATATACTCCCTGCGATCATAGATGTCTTTAGACTCCCAATCTTCAGGTAGTTCCATCTCGAGGTATTCCTCAATGAGTCCTACGAGTTCACCGCCTTCAGTGTGTGATAATTGGATTCTAAGGGCTTCCTCTTCGAGTTCGCCCTCTAATACAAGAGGTTCACCTTCTGCCCAATACGTGAACGCTTCCGCCCATAATTGGTCAATTTCGTCCTTTGACAACTCCCAGGCATTCTTTGTCTTCCGGTCCTTATCACCAGTAATTGGCCAGAATCGGCGGTTACCAGTACGGTCCTTTAGGAACATAAGATTATTAGTAGAACCAGCGAATACACACTGGCGTGGATACTCTTCGGTGCGTCTACCATACGGAGAACGGAACCGGTCAGAGGTACGACTGATAAAGGCTTTAACAATTTCGTTATCGTTCTTATAGGTAGGTGCAAGTTCAGCGAGTTCGTTGATCCATGAGCCTTGAATTTGTTCGAGAGCGTCTTTAGTTTTGATATCAACAAGAGAGTTGTTGAACCATTTACGTCCTAACCGCTCCAAGATAAGGGATTTACCTAAACCTTGAGAGCCATATAATACAATAGCTGTATCGAACTTAACGCCAGGTTCCATTACTCGTGCGATGGCGCCGCACATCCATTTACGTGTAACCGCTCGGATGTAATCGGTATCCTCAGCGCCGATGTAATCGATAAATAGAGTATCGACTCTACATTCACCGTCCCAAGTTAAACCAGTTAAGTATTGGCGCACAGGATGGAATTTATTATCTTGCGTCACTTCCTGGAGCGCATCATCGATGATGCCCTTACCCTTGATAAGGTATTTAGTAGCGAAGTAGTTACGCAGGCACGCATCGTCGGTATCTGTCCAGTACGGGGTTTCATCCTTACCTCGCCACGGAAGATCGTCAATCACGACTAACCGATGCGCGAATTCGTCGAGTCGAATTTTACCTTTTAAAGAAGGGTCCTGTTTAAGTACTACTAAACAGTTGAATACATCAGACTCGGGAGTACCGTTTTTATCACGTTTAAGTTTAGATAAAAAGTCTTCGTCGTCCTCTGTGATATCCTCAAACTCCATATCCGCCATGCGTTCTTTATCGAGCAGGATTGGTGCTGCACCGTCTTCGTTGACGAAGTCTATCATGGCTTTATAACTCGGTAGTTTAGTAACTGCAGTCGCAGGGTCTTCGCCCTCATCTTTGGCGCCGAATAAGTGAATGCGAACCAGGTCAAATGCATTAACAAGTTTACCGCTGATTGGATCAGTTGCATGGTTGGAGTAGGCGAAGGTATCGTTATCGTAAATAACTAAACCGCCGACTGAGCTACCTTCCGTATAGGTGTATCGGCCCTCAACTTGTGTCGGCTCATACACCCCAGGAAGGAACTTTTCTATCGCTTCCGTGATACTGTAGCACCTACAAAAGGCGCCAAGTAAACCCTTTTTCTCTAATGGGTTACCTTGTTTCTTGGCCGCATCAAGGCGAATTTGTGATTCCTTTTCGGACGTTGGCCAAAGACTCGTATCACGCCAGTCACGATATGTACTTAGACATTGATCAACAGATACTAGGTTGCCTTCGCCTCGTTGATATACATACTCGACATCCTTTGGGCAACTTGGCCAATACATTAACCGCTCAGCTTGGTGCGTGGATGGGTCAAAAGACTCAATCCCGATATTATCTGCAATTCGTCTTGAGACTGCCTGGTACTCATCCGGTGTCATCGGTCTATCGACTGGGATAATGACACGGTAACGAGGATTGTCAGCTGTGTGGCTATGTGTACTATATAGTACGTACTCCATACCGCCTAATTCCATGTCGAGGTCTAATAGAAAGTCCTCACTGGGATTATCCGCATCAAGAGTAATCAAGTACCGCTCTTTAACAGAGCCCCTTACACGTCTACCATTTTTAGGAATATATCCGCCGACGAATCCGCCGACGTCTTTCTTTTGGCCTTGATCCGCTTTAGACATCTTGGCGTATTCAGCAGCCGTTTCATTTGTTACAGTAGGCTCGGCCAATTTGTTGGCCAAAGCACTCCAAGTCATTTTCTGAGACTTCCAGCTACGGGCGGAGCGACTTCTGCCCGTAGCTATGATGATATTTGTATCCATATGTTACATCGCTCCTCCCTTCGCAAAGTGGATGTCCCCTAAATATTTAGGTACTTGTAATCTATGCTTTTTAACCCATTGGCATACAGCATAATTAATGTTGTGATTATCTCGTACACCTCTGTTGTTTTTTAGCTTAGCCTGGTGTATTACTGTAAATGCTTCAGAGGTATCCGTAGGATTTACCTCAATACACGCTACTGGACGACTGTTTTCAAACACACCGACAATAGCACATTTTTGCTCTTTAACTTTTTCTACATAGGTACCTACGCAGTTATTGAGTTGGACGCCTAGTCGAATTATATCGTGTGTTGTTTTAACCACAGCAAAATCTAGACCACCAACGGAGTCTATTAACTTGCTATGGAGCATGCTGCGTTGTACTGGAACATTTTCTGCTTTTTCAAATTCGGATATACACACAATCTCATCATGTAGATCCTTAATTTGAATACGTCTAGCCCAAATCTCCTTTTTCCTAGCTCTTGATAATCGGTTATACATATCCGCAGTATCTTTTACTTCCGAATAGGAGTCAGCATTTTTTAAGAATAATAGAACTCGACGTTCACCGTATTGGTGACGCATAAGCTTAAGAAAAGCAGTAACCGTAAGCAAGGCCCGCTCATCATTCCATATAGGCCATGATTGGATATACCTGGTTTTTCCACCTTCCTCTGCCACAAGGTCCGTGAATGCTTTCTGATAATCCATGCTTTTGAATACCTTGCTAGCAGTTTGGATCACCTTGATATAGAAGAAAGGACGGATAGTTAGTAATTTTCGAACCCAGCGCTTATCCGGTACTTTATAAAGCTGTATAAGTGCTTTGATAAACGGTACGCCGGTACTAGTTAACTCAGTAATAGCAGAAGTACTTGTTAAATTAGACCCGAAAGGTCTGAAGTAGCTATCGTGGTCTCTAACTAACTTGTCATTTAATGCAGGCGCATCCGGCGCGTGCATCTTCCACACTAGATTGTGGAGTAAGTTATCGAGCGCGCCGTATTTAGATGATAGTAGTACACCTTGTCTGATTGGTTTAACTTGATACCCAACTCGTTTTGATAACTTAGCGAAGTAAGCTTGTTTTAGCACTTTAGCAAAAGTCTGCAGCTCTTTTTGATACTGAGACAATCGACAATTAGGAGTTGCTACTAGCCAATGCAAGGGCAGCGATTTAGAGTAGAAGATAGATATATTAGGTTCAATTTCCGATACTATATCAGCGCGAGTACGTTTCTTTTGAACTAAAAATACCTTTCCTTGCCTAAAATCAAAGCGTAATATATCGATAAGATGAGGCTTGTATCCAGGGTAGATAGATTGTGTATCGTTATCGACATATACTGTGTGATAGTCAAATTTAACATCAAGGATTGTCCCCCGATCAATAACCGATAGTTCTATATCTAAAGGAACATTATCGTTACCGGAGGCATCGGCTACACAATCACCATCGACGCCTCTAGTACGGATTAATTCTCCACATTGTGGGCAATAGAACTCAGTTGATATATAAGGGTCTACTATTTTGCCCATCCCAGAAGATACTGATGGCCACAAGCAGGCAAATGATTGGCTGCAATCCACGTGGTAGTGTATAGCAGGTGCCCAAGTGTTCACTTGTTTGCGCCGCACTAGGTCGTACAGCTGTTGTACTTGTAGATTGAATAAGACCTTCATAAGGCGCTATCCTTTCTCTTATAACAAATCGTCTAAATCATCTTCTTCAGGGGTTTCTTCAACTACTGGAGCCTCGACTACAGGTTCTTCAACAGGGAGAACGTCCTCTACTGGCGCTTTCTTTTTAGTAGTACGTTTACGCTTAGGCTTTTCTTCTACAGCAGGTTGAGCTTCTACTGTTGAGGTAGCTTCTGCTGGTTCTTCCACCTTAGGCGCTTCTGTTTTCTTACCGTTAAGCACCTTAAGTCCTAAATCGCAAGCAGCGATACAGCCTTCACAATACGCCATAGCGGAGTCTTTACGTTCGCTTGCAGGAGCGTCTTTTACTAGTTCATATAAACCATCAATAGCTTCGCGTTGTTGTTGAATTTGTTGTTTTGAAAGTGTCATAAGAATTATCCTCCTAATCCTTCATATAGTAAGGGTTTTCAAACCCCGCTGCATTTAATATAAGGCCCTCGTTCCAGGACTCGGGCTCACACATAATATCTATAACTTCTTCTAAACTGCCTTCGCCTATTGGCGCTTCGATAACCACTTCGTCGTGGATGTGGGCAACAATCTTGTAACCAGCTTTGGCCAGTCTGAGCATTGCGGCGGCTAAGCAATCTCTTGCTACTGCCTGTACAATGTTTTCGACGAGCTTTCCGCCATAGGTTTCAACCCTGCCCCATGTATTCTTAACCTGATCCATACCGTCATACTCAATCGATTCACTGCCGAATCTGTTAAGCCCGAGTCTAGGTCTTGCGTAGGCAAGTCTTCGTCCGGACGGTAATTCGATGAACAGGAAGCCTTTCGATTTAAAGAATTTAATATTGCCTTGTCTGATTCGTACTGGTTCTCCTGTTCTCACGACTTGCTTTGCTGCGCTGTCTGCATCTTTCCAAAATCTCGTAATTCGTGGACTAGCTTGTCGCCATGCTTCGATGATTCCAGGGAGTTCGCTTTCCGGAATCTCACCTTTAGTGTCCATCGCTTTCATGGCTCCTACACCGCCGCCATACCCTAGCGCTAATTCAGCTACCTTACCTTTTTGCCGTAGGTGCCCATTAACACCGTGCTTCTCAACTGGTACGTGGAACATGCTTGATGCAGAAGCGCAATAGATGTCTCCGCCTTGAGCGAATACATCTTGGCGCCACTGCTCGTGAGCAAGCCAGGCAATAACACGGGCTTCAATAGCGCTAAAGTCGGCTACAATAAATCGATGTCCATCCTCTGCTACAAGAGCAGTACGGATAAGTTGCTTAATCACGTCGCCAGGGTTTCCGTATAGTAGGTCTAACATTTCTACATCTCTACTTTTAAGTACTTCCCGAGCGGTGTCTAAGTCTTCTAGGTAGTTACGAGGGAGGTTCTGTAGTTGTACTACACGGCCTGCCCATCGCCCACTTCGCATAGCCCCATAAAACTGAAGCATTCCGTGGATGCGACCATCTGAACACACAGCGTTTTTCATGGCCAAGTATTTTTTGATGGAGGAGTTACCGAGTACCTGTCTATTTTGCAGTACCTTGCGAACATCAGAGGGGATATCCTGTGCTAAGAGGTTTGATACATCGTCTTTTCTCATTGTGTCTAGATCATATCCTAGTCTTGCTGTTAGCCACTCTTTAAGTTGCATAGTACTGTTAGGATTCTCTAATCCTGTTAATATCTTGGATGACTCGGTAGCCTCCGCCACAATTTCGTCGTTACAAGCAAGCGCTGCATCGACGAGTTCCATATCTACTTTCACGCCTCGCCAGTTGATATCTTGGTCGAGTAACCAGTACTCGTGCTCGATAGCCGGTGGTTTTAGCGAAAGTAAGCGTTTACGAATTGCCTTCTCTACTACTACGTCCTGGCGGTTATATTCAATAAATTCCGCCCATTTCTCCGGCGCATCCTCTGGCATATTTCGTGTCTTAGGATTTGTCTTAGTGGGCTTACGTGGTACAGAGAAAAATTGGATTAACCGTTTACCTCTTGAGTCTTTGGCTTCTCCTAATTTCAAAGCCTTAGACACATTGTCGAGACTTGCAGGTAAACTGCAGTATAACGCTAGTACAGAGGTACATTCCCAGTTCGTGTAATCCGCATCAGGGAAGTACTTTTTTAGACAAAGCATTTCAAATGCTGCGTTGAATGCGGTCTTTGTAATTTCCTTGTTATACAAAGCGTCCACCACCCTTTCGGGTAGTGGATCCTTTGTCATATCAATTACTTCAACCGGTTCGTCGTCGAAGCTGTAGGCAAAGAGCAGTATTTCAAATGTTGTATCATCAACGTATCGCTGAGCCCCATATTTAATAGGGCAGTCAGAATACGTTTCCACATCAATACTGAGCTCCATATTTTCCTCCTTAGATGAATTCGTCATCGTCCATATCGCCTAAATCATCGTCGCCAAAGTCATTAGCCGACACGTGAACGCCACCGAGGCGGTCACCATCTTTAACTTTACGAACACCATTTAGACCAAAGCCTACGCCTTTCTTACCGTTGAAGTTGTAAGCGAACACAGAAAGCGCTACCTGCGCGTAGACACCGGAGTAAATTTCTTCTTCAATGTCGAACTGGTCCATCTTGATTTTGTCACGAGTGAATACGATAGGTTGTTTATCGCTATTCGCATTGATGAAGAACTTGCCAGCGTATGTTTCAGGTTGGTCAGCTACTGCTTCGTCTGTATCGCCATCACGTAAATTCAATTTAAGGTATGCTGCTTTACCTTCTACCTTAGCTACTGCTTTTGGATCAGCCTTGAGTTCTTCAATCGCACGTTCAAATGCTTTGATTGTTTTCTTATCTATTTTGTCGATAATGATTTGGGAGCTATATTTTGCTTTGCCGTCGTCGTTTTTACGAGGTTGAGCGATGTTTGCATAGGAAAGTCTTACGATACCAGTTGTTAATTTAGCCATTGTTACGGTCTCCTTATTTCTTAAATGGGTTACAGTCATGTTCGAACCCTATTACTGTATTAAATAATTCTTCTAATTCGTCTTCGATATCAGAACGTTCATCATCAAGCCGGTTCCACTCGTCATCCTCTAACCAGGGATACTCATAGGGCCCCAACTCTTCTTCTGTTTGATATCGAAGTTCTATTGCATCGCACCTTGCGTCAACTGCGCAGTAGCGAGTGTGCAAGCTAGTAGCATATGCAATAGTAATTTGGTAGAGCTCATCGAGGTAGTGCCCTCGCTCATGAAGCTCTTTGGCAATTGCTTTTACAGTCACGACGCGCATGTTACACCTCGTCTGTAAATTCATTAGCCATAGATTCTACGGTATTGATTGCTGGGCGTTTATCCGACTCAGGGACTAACGTAGGCTTGCCTTCAGGCTTGTCGATATATGCTTCTAGGTATTCGGCAACGCCTTTTTTACCAAGAACTTTTTGTAGGTTAGTGATACCTTCGAGTTCTCGAGGCTTGAAGATTTCCTCTTCCTTGTAACCATTGTCGAGTAATGTTTTAGCTGCAGCTTCTGGATTCGTAATTGTACGTCGTGATGTACCTTCCACTAATTTATATCCAGGCCATTGCTTTTCACCCGATAATGCCTTCTCATATGCAAAGTCGTAAACACCTTTAATCCACTTCGTGATTAAATCTTTCATCCCCAGGATGTCAGACACTTCACGGTCAGTGAGTAATTGATTGAGCTTACCGCCATTTTTGTAGAAAGTATCTAGGCACGTATTGGCCAGCGCTCGGCATGTGTGCCGTGCTTTACAGAAGTTACAGTAATCGCAAGGTGTACATTCGCCGATACCTTCCCAGGCACGTTGTGCGATAGGTTTGATGTCTTCGCCCCAATCAAGAAGTTCTTCCAGTGACATTTCGTCGGTAGACACACTATCGAGTCTTGGTTGAACGATCGTCATACGAACCGTTTTAACGTCATATAGGTACTCGTTAACGTCGTAGGCACCTAATGCGTAGAGTCGCATTTGCGTGTTTTCAACAGCGCTAACAGGAACGCCTTTACCATATTTCAGGTCAATCACTTCCAGGATGCCGTCGGCTACGATTACCATATCGCCAGTACCGAAGCCTTCAGGCACCCATCTAGAGAAGTCGAGCCGTGCTTCAATCATGGCTTCCGCATCAGAGGAACGAGCACGCGCTTCGTTTACCTTTTCTTCGCAAATGTCGACATATCGATTAACCGCTTCTACCATTTCAGCAGAGTAGTCATCTAGCTTAGGGGCTTTTTTGCCTTCAAGCTTATGCCGGAGAATTGCTTCCGCCAGGTCGTGTGCTACAGTACCTTCCGCAGCATACGGAGATTGTTCATCGGGGAACATCGCCTCTAATCTTGCTGAAGGAGTACATACTAACCACCTGGCACTACTCGACGCACCTAGTAAGGCGTGTTTCTTAGCCACGGCTATTCACCCATTCCATAATTTGAATACGTTGTTCATCGGTAGCAGATGTTACCTTTTCAGCGCCGATGCTATCTAAGAAGGCTTTGAATTCGCCTTTAGCTTTCGTTTTATCAGTAGCTTTTGCCATTACGTCTTTCACTGCTTCACGAGTTGCTTCAAGGCTAGGAGCTTCTACTTTAGTTTCTTCTTTAATTGGAGTTTCCTCTGCAGGAGTTTCCGGTTCTTCCTTAGGAGCTGGTGCTTCTTCTTTAACCGGCACAGCTTTTGGGGCTTCCTTCTTAGCTGGCTTAACGTCATTTGTTGTCCAGTTTTCGACTTCTTTAACAGGCGTACCTACAATAGATTGATATAGGTCTTTCACTTCTTGTTCTAATTCAACTGCTGTATCTACTGTGATTTTTAACTCGATCATTGTTCTGTTTCCTTTCGGTTTAACGATGTGATATACTTTAAATGGATATTTTTCTATGTGCCCTTTACGCATTGCCGTGCGTTGGGGCATTTTTTTTGTGCCTAACTGTTCGCATTCATCAGGAATGCAGTAGTCTTTATCAGGGCACGTTGTACAGTCTCGCAATGTCCTCACCTCCTTATCCGTGCTTGAGAGTTAACTTAGCCTGCATCCGGAATCGATTAACGATTGGATGTATTTCCTTACAGTTATCACACACAATACGGGGCTTACCTGTTAAGTAAGACCAGTTTGTATAAGGACTTTTTATTTTCTTATTGCATACTTTGCAGAATTTATCTTTTGCCATATTCTTTTACTTCTTCTAGCCAGTAGCCTGCTAGCATCCAAAGAGTAATACCTAGCAGACCTTGGCAAATACCTGTCCACAAATCGATACGGTCTATATCAACCGATCCAACTGTTCCGACTACTAGAATTGCAGCGAGAATTCGCACTGCATAAATTACTTTCACCATGTTTACTCTCCTATTCGTGCCTGGCACCGTTTAGCAAGCCAAGCATTAAACGACTCAACGTGGATAAGACGTTTGCCACCACGCTTACCGATTTTCATGGACGGAAAGTCAAAATCTTGCGCCCATTCGCGGATGACCGTTTCCGGTACGCTAGCAAGCTCTGCAGCTTCCGCCACCGTAATGCACATCTTATTCATAACTACCTCCTAAAATGCCAAAAGCACCAGGGATAACATTACAAATAAACTCAATCCTGCGGATAAGCCTAGCGCTAAAATCCATATGCAGCATATTCCGAGTTCAGATAATAGTTTTTTATTCATAATTACCTCCTATCTAACTTAGGGTTGTAGTAATCGGTTTCCCAAAAGTCATGACTTTCAGAATCATCGACACACAACGCATAGCAGATACCAACGACTGTCGACATTTGTACTGACCGTCCTCTGATAGCTCGGTTCAACGTATCCATCGAGATTTCAGCTTGTTTAATCAGCGCCGTCTTAGTCATGCCTAACTCGTTCATGCGTTCCGTAATGGATTCGCCGAACATTCTGATTACGAATTCTTTCATAA